TCCTTTCCGTGCTCAAATCCTAATAGCGCCCTTCCAGCGCAAATTCGCAAAAGGCCATTTCTTTTTCTAGACCACTTCAGGACTGCCCGCTATTAAGCGCAGGATGGCAAGGCTCATCCACGCTAATATTTACCGCGCATTTCTCTTTGTGAGTGTATCCGAGCAATGACAGGGTTCATTGCCAAGCACCGAAACAGTTAAGAGTTAATCACAGACCACCAAGCCGCGTCAATTAAAATAATCAGATTAGTTTTTTTGATTGCTTTAACAGAAGGGGCGGGATATTCCCAAGTAAATGGAAATTCATCTCATCTACAGTCACGAGCTATTTCCCACGGTTCCGGTCTGGATTCCAGAGCTGGATAGGGCGTTTGAGCGCTGTGATGAGATTGAATATGAGAAGTTGCTGGTAGCTTTGCCGGTCAAAGTTCGTGACGCATAGATGCCCACTATCCAAGAGCTGATTCCCCTCGCTAACGCGCTGCCACCGTCCGAGCTTGACGCGCTGTTAGCTAAACTCTCCGATGAGGAAGCGTTAAAGCTGGCGCAAGAAGTTGTCCAACTCAAAAACGATCTTCGCAAAACCCGCCAGATTCAATTTTATCAGCCGGTGTCGCCCGGTGCCGTGGCGATTCACCTTGCTACCGAGAAGGAAGTGCTCGTCACCGCCGGCAACCGCGCCGGCAAGACCGATACCACGTTGGCCGATGCGGTTATTTGCATGACTGGCATTGTTCCGCTGTCCCTGGAGAAGATTTACCCGCGTTCCAAACTGCAATGTCCTATGCGTATTCGTGTCGTGTGCGAATCTTTGACAAATACCTGGGAGCCGGTGATTAAGCGCAAGCTCCAGTGGAACCAGTGGAACGGACGCGGTGTTATGGGCGGGCTTTTCGGTCATTGGGGCTGGATACCGCAGGGGTTTTTGATTCGCAGTAAGTGGGAAGAAAGTTGGAGTGAAAAAAACCGCACCTTGACGCTTACCTGCGGCTGTACTCTTAGCGTAATGAGCTACGATCAGGATTTGGAGAATTTTTCCGGCGCGTCTTTGCACCGGATTATCTTCGATGAGCCGCCGCCTTCTGATATTTACCGTGAAAATCTGATGCGGACCATGGACACGGGCGGGCAGATTTATTCCGCCTTCACGCCGAGCGATGATCCGGGCAAGGCGCTTCGTGGCTCGTGGATTTTTGATCTTTACGAGAAAGGGCTGGACGGCCCGGCCAAGGATTGCGATGTAAAATCGATTTGCTTGAATACCGAGGAAAATAAGGTCAACAGCCCTGAAGAAATCGCCAAGATCGTCAAAGGCTTGACCATTGAGCAGCAGGAAACGCGCTTGCGCGGCGGCTTTATGCACCTATCGGGTCGGATATATGCTAACTTCACCGATCGCCCGCGCTGGTGGTGCTTTAAGTGCAATCAGTTGACGATCGTGGTGCCCGGCGAGGGCGGGCGACTGATTTGCGCCACTTGCTCCGGTTCCGATGTCGTCGAATACAACAATGTGGTTGAGCCTTTTGACCTTGCTTACACGTGGCCGATAATTTATTGTCTTGATCCACACCCGCGCAAGCCTAACATGATGATGTGGATGGCGGTCGATCCCTCAGACGATCTTTGGCAAGTGGGAGAGATGGAGGTAGACGGCGACCCCGCGACTTTACGCAATCAGGTTTTTGATTTTGAGCGCGCTCATGGCCTTCATATTAACGGTCGCCTTATTGATCCAAACATGGCCGAATCCGCCGCGCACCAAGCGGGCCGTCGCAATATATCGGTACGCGACGAATTTGATGCCGTTGGTATACGCTGCGCTCTCGCCAATGACAGTTTCACCGTTGGTATGAAGCGCGTGCGCGAATATATCCGACCAGACGAAAGAACAAAGACGCCGCGCCTGCATATTTTCAATACTTGCCCGCGTACAATTAAGCAGCTTAAGGGTTACGTTTGGGCCGAATGGGGCCGTCAAGCTGAGGGCATGAAAGACGCTAAGGCGATGCCGATTGCGAAAGAAGATGACTTTCCCACGATGTTGCGCTACATTGCGCTCAGTAACCCTACTTACCGGGGCTTAACCATGGGCAACCAACCGATGCGCAGCACGCGCAAACCGAGGCCGGGGAGCGAAATAAGGGCGCATGGCTGAATCCGAAAATCCCAACGAAGTAGAAAAGCCGGAAATCTCGATCGACAAAAAGCCGCCGGCAGATGAGCCGCGCCCCAAGCGCCGCCGCAAATTCAAGTTCGATAAAGCCGAGATCGGCAACTACATCGCCGATCTGATCGAAGGCGACATGAACGAGCGCGATGCTCGTATCCAGCGCCGCATGAACCGCCAAGCGAAAATTATGGGCTGGCAAGGCGTGCAGAATTATCCGTGGGCCGGCGCTAGTCAAGTCTTTTTGCCGATCATGCAGATCGCCAACTTAAAGACGCGCGGCGTACTGGAAAATTCTTTGAAGTCCATGCGCCCGATGATGAGCGCCAAGGCTAAACAGCAACGCAATCAGGGCAAAGAAGATTCGATCAATTCGATTCTCGACTATCAGTTTCACACCGAGAACCGCGGCAACACGATCATCGACAACTACGTCGGCAACTTTGTCTCAGACGAAGCGGCGTTTTTGTATACGCAATGGGTGAAGGAAACCCAAACCTACCATGACGTGCGGCTGTTACCAGGACTCGACCCGCAACAAGATATCGTCGTTCAATTGCTGCAATATTTGCAGACCATGTATCCCGACGTTCTCACTACCGAGATGACCGATGAGAATGGCTGGGAATGGGAAATAACTTATCCCGATCAAGAAGACGCCAAAAAAGAAAAACGTGCAACGGTTTGTTTTTGGGAAACCGACGACGCCATGATGGAAGCCCATATTGTCGTCAATATGACTACGCATAACGGCCCGGTTATTCGCGTGCCTAATTTTGAAGATGTGATTTTCCCGGCCAGAGCAGCGAACTTTCAACCGCCGACCGCCGCCAACCCAGAAGGGGCAACATATGTTGCCCTTCTCACCAGCGTCAATCTGGACACCGTGCGCCGTCGTATGCGCGATCACACCTATGACCAGATGAACGATGATGATTGGACGGCCCTGATTGGCTCCACGTCAACGGTTGGCTCAGGTGAGCAGCAAGAATTGCCCAAGGCACAAAAAGACGACATTGACGGGGTAAGCGTCGATTATCAGAACTTGCGCGAGGACCGCGAGCAAGCGGTTTGGTACGGACGCTTGGATGTGAACGACGACGGCTTGGAAGAGGACGTGATTGTTTGGATGTTTTTGAAATCCAAAGTCATCGCCAAAGTTGCACTGCTCACTGAAATCTATCCCGGTATTCCGATCCGCCGGCCCTTCTCGCACGAAAGTTTTATCCCGATCACCAATCGCATTTGCGGCATTTCCCAGGATGAGCTTTTGGAATCGCTGCAAGACACAATGCAGAAATTGATTGACCAGCACATGAATTGGGGCGAGATCACCAACACGCCGATGTTTTTTTACCGTGCGTCAAGCGGCATGAAAAACGAGCCTATTTACATCGAGCCGGGAATGGGCTATCCGCTCGACGATCCGCAAGCCGACGTGTTTTTCCCTACTTGGCCAACCAAGGATAGCGCCTATGCCATCAATACTATCTCGCTACTACAGCAGTTCGTCGAACGAATCCAAATGTTTTCAGACGTTAGCTTCGGACGTGTCCCCGCTGGCAAGGCATCTGCTCTGCGTACCGCCTCGACAACTCAATCACTCTTGCAGCAAGGAGACTTGCGTTCGGAGCAGGTATTGCGGCGTGTGTTTCAGGCTTTTAGCGATGTTTTCGCAGTAATGCACCGGCTTAATCGCCGCTATCTCCCAGACCAAAAAGAAATCCGTATCCAAGGCATCAGCGAAGAAGGCAAAGACGCTTACGCGACGATAAACCGCGACGATCTTGACGCCGATATTGATTTTGAGTTCAAGGCCACGCTGATAAACACGAATAAGCAAACGCTGGCGGCGGCGCTCGACAGCATTATGATGATGGCGTTCTCGCCCATCGCGCTGCAAGCGGGGATGGTCGATGTAAACACCATGTACGCCTTGTTGCGCGATAAAACCAAAGCGCTCGATCTTGATCCTGACACTTATTGGAAGCGCCCGCCGCAGCAAGTTCCCGGTCCGTCGCTACTCGCCGAAGAAGTGCTTTCGATGATCCTCAACAACGAAATCCCCAAGGGCAAGCCGCTGGAAGCCGATCAAGAACATTTGCAAAAGTTGATGGCGTTTGCCGAGACCGAGCAGTTTGGCTACTTCAATCCGACTCAAGTACAACTACTCAAGCAATGGATGGCGACGATTCAGCAGCGCTTGATGCAGCAGCAGCAGTTGATGCAGGCGATGCAGCAGATGCAAGGCGGCGGGAGCGGCGGACCTGGACAGCCTC